CCATAGAGAAGAAAGAACAGCAAATTCAGGAAATGATGACCAATGGAGAAGTCAAAAATTGGGAGCATTATCGGAATCTTACTGGCCACATCGAAGCGCTTAATTACATCCGCGAAGAAGTACGGATAATTTTAAAAAATCAAGGAGTGATCGATGACTGAAACAGTATTAGCAATGGAAGAAGAATGGAAAAAGGCGGAAGATGAAAAATCTGCTTTAGAAAAAGTTTATGATAGCGGGAAAAAGAAAGGCGACGCTGGTACATTAAATCCAGATAAGCTGAACTCCAAACTATTGGATCAGTTACCTGAACCAACAGGTTGGCGCATAATGATTTTACCTTACAGAGGTCAAGGCAAAACCGAAGGCGGTATCGTCTTAACAAATGAAACGGTGGAAAGACAGCAAGTCGGAACCGTCCTTGGCTATGTATTAAAAGTAGGTCCACAGGCCTATGACGGAGAAAGATTTTCTAGCGGACCTTGGTGTAAAGCAGGTGATTGGGTATTGATTGGAAGATACGCAGGCTCTCGCATACACATAGAAGGCGGAGAAATAAAACTACTGAACGATGATGAAATCATTGCTACAGTACCAGACCCAGAAGCAATTCTGCATCAATTTTAATCATGGAGAAGAACCATGCCAAAGCATAAATTAAATCTCAACGCTGCAACTGAACCAGTTCCTATAGATAATACAGGTCCTGAAGTCGATGTAGATGTTGACGAAGATTCTGCACTTCCTATTGAACCGCAACAACCGGATAAACCTATATTAGGGGATGATGGTGCTGCGGAAGAAATACCTGAAGTGGAAACTGAGAAAGAAGAAGTAGTAGCACAAACCGACGAACACGAAGAATATAGTAAGAATGTAAAAAAACGAATAGATAAGTTAACCGCAAGACTAAGAGAGGCAGAACGAAGAGAAAAGGCAGCAACTGAGTATGCAAAGAATGTGCATACTGAAAATAAACAGTTACAAGAAGCTAAACAAAATTTAGACGGCAACTACATTATTTCGGAAGCCAACAGAATTACAGCCGAAACCGAAGCAGCGAAGAATATATTAAAGAAAGCAAACGAAGAAGCAGATACCGAAGCACAAGTAAACGCACAACAAAAACTGGCTGCTCTTGCAGTGGAAGCTCAACGTGTACAGGCTTTAAATCAAGAGCGTAATGTCCAACAAGGACAAGTACAGGCACCAGAACAATTTACGCAAGAAACTGTGCCACAGCCCCAACAAGAAACCTATCCGGAACCAGATCCTAAAGCTCAAGATTGGGCTGACGAGAATCCTTGGTTCGGAAATGATAGGGCTATGACCATGACTTCTTTCGTAATTCATCAAGATTTACTCAACGAAGGGTTTGACGCAACTAGCGATGAGTATTATGATGAAGTTAATAAACGAATTCGTGTGGAGTTTCCTCATAAATTTGATGGAACACCTCAAGCGAACCGTCCCGCTCAAGCGGTTGCTCCTGCAAAGCGCAGTGCAAAAGCTGGGCGCAAGACTGTGAGACTCACACCATCACAGGTAACGATAGCAAAGAAATTGGGTGTGCCTTTAGAAGAGTACGCGAAATATGTTGAATAACGTGGAGCAACAATGACAACGAAAAATAACAAAGTCGACGAAAGTCGTGAACCACGCGAAGCCCAAACTCGCGAGAAAAAAGCAGCGAGAAAACCATGGGCTCCCCCATCCGCATTGGATGCACCAAATCCTCCTGAAGGATACGTTCACCGCTGGGTGAGATTAGAGATCAGAGGTCAAGACGATCGTAAGAACGTCATGGCTCGGCTCAGAGAAGGCTGGGAACCTGTGAGAGCAGATGAATATCCAGACTTTGAATCTCCGATAGTGGAAGAAGGTAAATTTGAAGGAGTAATTGGAGTTGGTGGGTTGATTCTATGTAGGATTCCTATCGAGACTGTACAGGAACGAGATGCTTTTTTTGCGAATAAAACGCAAAATCAGATGGACGCTGTAGACAACGATATGATGAGAGATGGAAGCCATCCTTCAATGTCGATCAGTAGACCTGAAAGACAATCTCGCGTAACAATTGGTGGAACTCAAGGTTCTTCATCGAACTAAGGGTTCTTGATTTTAATTCTTGGAATAGAGAGATAGAGACAAGAAATGGCAAATGTAGACAAAGCTTTTGGGCTTAGACCCTACAAAGGCGCCGGATGGCCTGTCCAACAAGTCAATAAGTATAATATTGTAACTACAGGATATGGTACAAGCATCTTCCAAGGTGACTTAACTATATTCGCAAGTGGACTCATCAACAGAGCAGCAGCTGGTTCTGCTAATCTCGTTGGTGTTTTTTCACACTGTTATTATGTTGCTACTGACGGAACTCCTACCTTTAAGAATTACTATCCAGCCTCTACAACGGCACTTGGAAGCGGAGCAATAGAAGCTTATATCTATGACGATCCTAACCAATTATTTGTTGTACAAGCGGATGGTTCTTCTGGCCAAGCAGCTATCGGTCAAAACGCCGATACTGATGGTATAGGTGGAAGCACAACGACTGGCGTTTCTACTCGCGAACTAGATTCTAGCTCCATAAACACAACTCAAGCTCTTCAGCTTAAGATTGTGAGTGTGGTCCAAGACGACATAAACGGTGATCTCACAGCAGATAATGCAAACTTAGTTGTTTTAATTAACGAGCATTACATGAGAGGTCCTGTTGCTGGTACATAAGAGGTAATATAGATGGCAATTACTAGAGCGCAATTAGTCAAAGAATTACTTCCAGGCTTAAACGCATTATTTGGTCTTGAATACGACAGATATGACAAAGAATCAGAAGAAATTTTTGATACTGAGTCAAGTGATCGTGCTTTCGAGGAAGAGGTAATGTTAACAGGCTTTGATACCGCACCGGTTAAGTCAGAAGGAGCAGGCGTAGCGTTTGACCAAGCCCAAGAGGCTTTCACGTCACGCTACACACACGAAACTGTCGCGTTGGCATTTAGCATTACAGAAGAGGCGGTCGAAGATAACTTGTATGATAGATTATCAGCAAGATATACCAGAGCGCTTGCAAGAAGTATGGCTAATACCAAGCAAGTAAAAGGAGCTTCTGTATTAAATAGAGCATTCAATTCAAGTTTCCCTGGCGGTGATACGAAAGAACTTTGCGCAACTGACCACCCAACTGTGGGTGGTGCTAACTTGCGTAATGAGCTTTCAACATCTGCGGACCTGAGCGAAACTTCGTTGGAGCAAGCATTGATTGACATAGCGGCATTTACTGATGAGCGTGGTTTAAAAGTAGCTCTTCAAGGGACTAAGTTAATTATCCCTAAAGAGTTACAATTCGTTGCTGATAGATTGTTAGAATCACCAGGTAGAACAGCTACTGCTGATAATGATATTAACGCTGTACGTAATATGGGCATGGTCCCTGAAGGGTACACTGTTAACCATTATCTAACAGATACTGACGCTTGGTTCATCAAGACTGATTGTCCGAACGGATTCAAAATGTTTGATCGTTCACCAATCAGAACTTCGATGGAAGCTGATTTTGATACAGGTAATGTTAGGTACAAAGCTCGCGAAAGATACTCGTTCGGGTGGTCTGACCCCCGTGCAGTATTTGGTAGTCCTGGAGCATAAGGCTAATACGTAATTATGGAACCCCGCCGGGGGTTTCTTACTCAACCCGGCACTTTATTTTATATTCCCTTTCAAAATTTTTCTGCTATACTCAAATCATTCCGAGATAATTTGTTATATCAACTGACTCGGCAGACTTACTCCAAGATGGTATAACAGTTTTAGTTAGGAGAATAAAATGGCTAAATCAACTTTTTCAGGTCCAGTAAGATCCCTTGCTGGGTTTATCAATGCAGGTTATAACTCTGTTGTCAGCTTAACTGCTAATACTACAATTACAGTAGCTTCGCACGCAGGTAGACCGCTTTTATGTAATGATGCAGATGGAGTGTTTACACTTCCTAGTATCGTAGTTACAGAGCCTTCTGATAAAACAGATCCAAACCAATTAGCTAACTTAGGTGCCCAATTCACTTTTATAGTAGTAACTGCTGCTACAGATATGGATATAGTAACCGATGGTACAGATAAGTTTGTTGGTGGTGCGTATACTGGTATTGATGATAGTGCAGCTGGTAAGACCTTTATTTCTGGTTCATCTAACGATGTTATTACTCAAAATGGTTCAACGAAAGGTGGACTAGCAGGTAGTATTGTTGTTGTAACTGCTATAGCAAGTGCTAAGTATCATGTTGCAGCTCAGTTGTTAGGATCAGGAACTTTAGTAACACCATTTGCTGACGCTTAATAGGAGGTAGACATGGCTGATGCAGTCACAGGACCAACTATTCAATATGACTTCGATAAGAAATTAGTTACGTATTGTTCTGTATACTCGGATGGAAGTGGCAGTAGCACAACATTGGTTGATGTTTCTGCCCTTAATACATCGACTACAAACGGTAATTCATGCACGCACGTTGCACTAAATAAAATTTGGTACACCGTAAGCGGAGCCCCTGATGCACCGGCTTCTCTAAATTGGGACGCAACGACAGACGTTACTTTTTTAACTTTATCGTATGACAATGCGTTTGATTTCAGTGATATAGGTGGTTTAATAAATACAGAGGCCTCCGGTTATACTGGCGATGTCCTATTGGTTATACCTTCTACAGCAGATGCTGGTAATGAATACACGGTTTGGGCCGAGTTTTTAAAATATTACGAAGCACCTCATAACTAGGAGATATGACCAAGAAAACAGCAAAGGTTTCTTCAAAG